CACGAACAGTGGTTTCAGCGCTTGGGGGCTTAAAACCCCGGATTCCAAGCGCGTAGTCGATAGGTATTGCTCTGCCCTCCCAGTCCAATTTCGCCGCCCATTCAAGGGCCACGTGATTCCAACCGGTCTCACGTGCGAACTGGCCTGCACCAGGAGGTGGGAGCTTAAGAATACCTGGTTTCATGGTCTTTGGTCTACAAGGGCGATACTTTCCTCCGTATGTCCAGTAATCAACGTGCGCTTGTCTGGCGACATGCGCACGCAACATACGGTTCGGCACGCGGCAGGCCCCCTCGGGTACAACATCAAACGGCTCCAAAGGAGGACCGTCAAACATAGACTCGAGGCTGTCGCGCGTCTCTCTGAACAGCCTTCCATCGGCTGGAGAGAAGAAAATATCAACCCTTGTAGCGTACTTGGAGGGGTTAATCTCATGGTTACGCATGAGTGTGAAAAGTTGCGCGCGAACAGACTTCGGCATGTCACGCATCCCCTTGCTGGGATGGCCAAGCCCACCCAGAGCCACGGGAAGCTCTGGAGGACGACGAAGTCTGCGAGCCTTGGCGCGCACGTCTTTACACAGGACTCGGGCCACACGCCGCAGTGCTTTCCACTGCGGGGCGAAGTAATTACCCTTGTCCATTACCCCATTACCATCACGCATAAATTGCTTAAGGGGGTAAGGGTTATAAAACCGAGGCTGGCCGCCCGGCTCGCCCGCGAGACAAAAAGTCTCACAGAACGTATAACCCCTATCCGAAACGAAAGTTTTCCCCTTATGCAATCCCGAGCCTACCGCCGTGATACTTTCACGGTAGGCTCTCACTTGGTGAGGCAGCGCAAGAGTCGCCAGGTCATCCCCGCAGATGACGGTCGCGCGACCAAACACTTCCGCAGCCCAACCGTTGATGAGAGACAACATGGTGAACGAGAACGGAGTTCCCATCAAGCAGCCCCTGTTCATGGGGACGTCAACATATGTCTCTGGACCATCAACGGCACCAAGTGCGCGAACCTCCTCCCACTGCCTTTTGGTGAAAGACTTCTTCTGGTATCTAACATAATGCTTCGACGGCCCAGTGCCAAGGGACTGGGAAATCGCTTCCGTGTACAGGCTGGGCAAGCCCGCACGGCCAAGACCGCGAACAACGGCCTCGATTGCATTATGAGAGAAACCATCAGTTGCCTTAGTCAAATCGGCGCTGATCCAGC